AGTTGGCCGGGATTGTGCTGCTGTTCTCGGGCGGCCACGATTCGATCACGCTGGCTCACCTGATGAAGGACCGTGCCAGCCATGCCGCTCACGCGAATACGGGCATCGGCATCGAGAAAACCCGCCAGTTCGTGCGCGACACCTGCAAGGAGTGGGGTCTGCCGCTCATCGAGGAACACACACTGCCTCAAGATCAATACCGGACGTGGGTCAAGGAGTACGGATTCCCCGGTCCGTCGAAACATTGGAAGGCGTACGGCCACCTGAAGCAGAATTCGCTGCGCAGGGTTCGCCGGCAACTGGTCGGCAGCAACGCTCATAAGCGGGTGATCTTCCTCGCCGGCCGTCGCCGCGACGAGTCGAAAATTCGCGCGAAAATCCCGATGATCGACGTGGAGGGTTCCACGATCTGGGTGTCGCCGATTGTCCACTGGACGAAACCGGACATCCAGCTGTACCGCTCAACTCACGACGTGCCGGTCAACGAGGTCGCCGACCTCATCCACAAGTCGGGCGAATGTTTGTGTGGATGCTTCGCGAGCGAAGGTGAGCGGGAAGAACTGGAGTACTGGTTCCCCGACGACCTGGCGATGCTCAAAGACATCGAGGCCGAGATCGCCGACGATCCGAAGATTCCGTCGTTCTGCAAGAAGTGGGGTTGGGGCGCGGACCCGGAGATGATCAAGGCCGCCTATGGAACCGGCAACAAGGCCGAGTTGATCCCGTCGCCGTCCGGCAACGCGTGCGGCGGCTGCACCGCAGCGTTCGAGGCACAACAGGAGCACAACCATGTCGGTGATTGATCAACAGTACGAAGTGGTCAGCGTCGAGCAGCTGACGGAGCATCCTGACAATCCGCACCGGGGCGACACCCAACTGATCGGGAAGTCGATCAACCGGCACGGCTTTTACGGCGCTGTCATCGTGCAACGCTCAACCGGGCACGTGTTGGCCGGCAACCACCGCTACCGAGCGGCAAAGGAGCAGGGCCTGGCCGAACTGCCGGTGATCTTCCTCGACGTCGATGATCAACTGGCGAAGCGAATCATGCTGGTGGACAACCGTGCCACCGAGCACGGCACCTGGGTTTACGAGTCGCTGAACGAGATCCTGTCCGAACTGCGCGACGCCGGGGACGACCTGTCATCGCTGGGATGGAACGATGCCGAACTGACGGGCCTGCTCGCCGACACCGACCCGATTGTGGAACCGGAGAACGCCGAGTCGTTGCGGTATGCCGTGGTGATCGAATGCAAGTCCGAAGCTGAGCAGTCGGAACTGGTCGGACGGCTCGAGGCGGAAGGCCTCGACGTACAGGCCTGGACGAGATGACCACTCTCACCGGAACGAGCACCGCCCGAGTCGATGACTTGCGGCCGTTCCCCGGCAACGCCCGCCGAGGCGACGTGGACATGATCAAGGAGTCGTTGCGCACCCTCGGCCAGTACCGGCCGATTGTGGTCAACCAGCGCGACAACGTGATCTTGGCCGGCAACCACACCTGGCAGGCCGCGAAGGCGCTCGGATGGTCCGAGATCGCCGTCTCGTTCGTCGATGTCGATGACCAGGCCGCTCGCAAGATCAACTTGATCGACAACCGCAGCAACGACATCGCAACCTACGACGACGCTCAACTGGTGGCGTTGCTCAAAGAGGTTGAGGACCTGGCCGGAACAGGGTTCACCGATGCGGACCTGCGCAAACTGATTGGGCCGGTCCCACGCAACACCGAGGACCTGCTCAAACCGTTCACAGCCCCCGGCATGGGGTCGGCGGAAGTGATCCGGGCCGATGCTCGCAACATGCCGCTGCCCGACGACAGTGTTGATCTTGTCATCACGTCGCCGCCCTACTTCGCCCTGCGCAGCTACCAGGACGACGGTGAGCATTACACCGGCCAGATCGGTGACGAGAAAACACCGGACGACTACGTGTCATCGCTGCTCGAGGTGGTGCGCGAATGCGTCCGCGTGCTCAAACCGTCCGGGTCGTTGTGGGTGAACCTCGGCGACAAGTACGCCGGTCAGGGGTCCGGCTATTCACCGGAGGCACCGAGCAACCAGAACAACCCGTTCCGAGCGGACGGGAAGAAACGCCAGGCCAACGTCCGCTCATCGCAGACGTACGGGCTGAAACCGAAGTCGCTCATCGGGCTGCCGTGGCGGTTCGCCCTGCGTTGCATCGATGAGCTTGGTTTGGTCCTGCGCGCCGAGGTCATCTGGCACAAGCCGAACGCGGTGCCCGAATCGGTCCGTGATCGGGTTCGTCGTGATCATGAGCAGTGGTTCCACTTCACACTTCACCCTGACTACTACTCGGCGGTGGACGAGATCCGTGACCCGTACCTGGACAAGTGGCCGGACCGGAAGCCGGAAACTGAGCGGAAGGTGCCGGGTAGGCCTGAGCGGGAGAATCGCGGCTACATGATCGAGTCGCCGCAGCACACGAAACGGCAGCCGAACGAACCGAACCCGCTCGGCCGCATCCCGGGCAGTGTGTGGACGATCAACACCGAAGGGTTCCGCGCACCCGACGAGTTGGGCGTCGATCATTACGCCGCCTTCCCGCCGTCGATGCCCCGCAAGATCATCAAGGGCTGGTCGCCCATCGGTGTCTGCACTGCGTGCGGCGAGGGACGCCGGCCGATTCTGTACCGCGCAACAACGGGCATCGACAACAACCCACGGCAGGCGCTCGGCGTTCACGGATTCTCAAACTCGGACTGGACTTCGATCAAGGACAACGACCCGGACCGAATCGTCGGCCACGGCTGCGCATGCGCCGAGGCGACCGCTCCGACCGAACCGGCTGTGATCTTGGACCCGTTCGGCGGCACCGGCACCGTTGCCACGGTGGCGAAGGCGCTCGGTCGCCGAGGCATTTCGGTCGATATGAGCGCCGACTACTGCAAGATCGCGACTTGGCGGACCAACGACCCGAAGGAACTGGAACGGGCTAAAGGTGATCAGTGATGAGCGACGGCGAATGGCCGGCGACCGAGCTTGATCAAATTGAGGAACAGCACCGCCGGACCCAGGCATACGAACTGCGGCTAGCGGGAGCCACTTATCCGGTGATTGCTGATCGACTCGGGTTCGCCACACCGGAGGACGCTCAGGCGTCGGTGATTCAGGAACTACGCCGGCAGTCCGCTCACGACAACACCGCGACCGACCTCGAGTTGGCCAGGTTGGACGCCATGCTGCTCGGCTTGTGGGCGAAGGCCCGTCGCGGTGACCGGTTCGCAGTCGAGCAGGTGCTCAAGATCAGCGAACGTCGCATCGTCCTGCTCGGCGGTGCCCCGGCACCGGCCATCACCGACGATGATCAGGAGACAGGCCTTGACGAATTCACCCGTCGTCTCCGTGAGCGGAAAACAACAACCGCGCATACGGACGCATCCGGGTAACGGCCGAACCTACGGCGATCTTGCCGCCGACTTCGGTACCCGGTATCACCTGACACCGGACCCGTGGCAGCGACTGGTGCTCGACGACTGGCTGGCTGAGCGGAACGGCACGTGGGCTGCCACAACGTGCGCCCTGTCGGCACCGAGGCAGAACGGCAAAAACGTTGCCGTGGAGTTGCGCGAAATTTTCGGCATGGTCGGCAACGGCGAACGGATTCTGCACACCGCTCACCAGGTCCGAACTGCGCAGGCACACTTCCAACGGTTGAAGTACTTCTTCGGTGAGCGGGCCAACGACCCCAACGCGATCTTCCCCGAGTTGAACAAACGGGTGAAGCGGGTCCGGTCGGCCAACGGCCAGGAAGCCATCGAACTGTACAACGGCGGCATGATCGGGATCTCGGCCCGCTCAGCGCAGGCCGGTCGCGGATTGTCCTACGACGTGCTCATTTGTGATGAGGCGCAGGACATGTCCGACGACGAACTCGAGGCCATCTCCCCGGTGATCAGTGCGGCACCGCTCGGCAACCGACAAACGATCTTCACCGGCACCCCGCCTGGCCCAAGATCAAACGGTGAGGCGTTCGCCCGCATCCGAGCGGAGGGCATCGGCGGTCACAGTGTCCGACTGTCCTACCTGGAATGGTCTGCTCAGGATGGCTGCGACCTGGACGACGCCGCGCAGTGGGCGACGGCCAACCCGGGCCTCGGTATCCGAATCAACCTGGACACCATCGCCGATGAGCGGTCCCGGTTCTCCGATGAAGGCTTCGCACGTGAGCGGTTGGGCATGTGGTCCAGCGCGGCCGCCGCCGGCCATGTGATCAGTGCATCGTTGTGGGCTGCTCAAGCCGACCAACAAAGTTTCGCCGACGCTCATTTGGCGTTGGCCGTCGATGTGTCACCAGACCGCTCAGTCGCATCGGTGGCGGTGGCCGGCGAACGACCCGACGGATTGTGGCACTGCGAACTTGCTGAGCAGCGAGCAGGTGTCAGCTGGATTCCGGCCTACCTGGCGAAACTGGCCAACTCCAACCCGGTCCGAGCAATCGTGATCGACGGCGCATCCCAGGCCCATTCGCTGCTCGATGATCTTGGTCGGGTCGGGATCCGGCCGACGATGACAGGGCCGCGCGATATGGCCTCGGCGTGCGGCCAGTTTTACGACGGTGTGACCGAAGGATGGCTGCACCACATCGACCAACCACAACTCAACTACGCGCTCAGCGTCGCCCGGAAACGATCAATGTTGAACGGCGACGCGTGGGGATGGAACCGCAAGAGCGCCGACTCCGACATCACCCCGCTCGTTGCGGCGACGTTGGCGGTGTGGGGTGCGCGGACAACGGCAGTGACCAAACCAATCAGGAAGTCCAACGGTGAGCGGCGGGTGGTGGTGATATGAGCATGTCCAAGGTGAGGGTGCCGGGTCTGTCCGACGCCGAGCAGGCGGCACTGAACGCGATGATCGATCAGCTTGTCGCCAAGACTCCCCGCAACATGCTCAGGTCGGCCTACTACGACGGCAAACGAGCAGCAGCCGAGATGGCCGGCATCAGCATCCCGCCAGAAGTCCAACGGACCAAGATCGTGCTCGGTTGGGCGAGCAAGGCCGTCGACATTCTGAACGACCGATGCAACCTCGACGGGTTCACCACGTCAACCGACGTTGATCTTGATTCGCTGGGTCTGTCGGAACTGTGGCAGGACAACTACCTCGACATTGAAGCGCCGCAGGTCGGCACATCGTCGCTCATTCACGCGGTCGCCTGGCTGATCACCACGCCCCGCGAAACCGACGACGAACCGCCGGTCGTGATCACCGCGAAAGACGCGCTCAGCGGAACCGGCCTGTGGGACCGCCGGATGCGCAAACTGACCGCGTTCCTGTCGGTCCACCAAACCAACGACGACGGGGAGCTAGCCGACTTCAGCCTGTACGTGCCCAACAAGGTCATCCACTGCCGCCGGACGAGCACCGGCTGGGACACCGACGATGTCGGCCACCGTTTCGGGGTGCCGGTCGAACCGTTGCCGTACTCGCCACGGTTGAGCAGGCCGTTCGGTTCGAGCCGGATCAGTCGGGTGGTGATGTCGCTGCATAACGCGGCCATCAGGACCGCTCTCCGCTCAGAGATCACCGCCGAGTTGTATTCGGTGCCGCAGCGCGTGCTGCTC